ACCAGCGCCTAACATAAATATATTAAGTGCATCGGACTTTGGTTATCTTGTAATATGTTTGCCAAATAGAGAGCAAGCTATATTATCTGCATCACCTTATGTACATAAGATGAGAAAAAATCTTAGAGACATAAGAAGTCAAGATTATTTATTAGCTGTAGGTGATCCTGTAATTATAGGTATATCTACATCAATGGTAAGTAAAGCTACCAATGGTAAATACAATATGTTAAAGTGGGACAGACAAGAAAAAAGATACTATCCATTAGAGATAGATGAACAATAGAAAGGAAACATGAGCGACAATAACAATTACGATTACAACGGAGTAGCAATAGACTTCGAAAAAGATCAGCAAAAAGTTGCTGAGAACACAGATCTAGGTGCATTATCAATACACGTAGAAAAAATTATGGATCTTGATAAACAATTAGAACATCAAGAAAATATAATGAAAGAATTAAAAAATCAAAGAGACAAAATTAGTTCAGAGACTATCCCTGCAATATTAGCAGAACAAGGATTACAGTCTTTGAAACTTGCTGATGGTACTGTATTAGAAGTAAATAAAAAATACAGCTGTACCTTACCAAAGGACCCACAGAAAAAAGCATCAGCGTATCAATGGCTTCGAGATCAAGGGTTGGGTGACATCATTAAAAATGAAGTTGCAGTAACATTTGGTAAAGGAGAAGATGACAAGGCGAAGCAACTGCTAGACCTTGCGGTCGGCAATGGTTATGAGCCTAACCAACGAGAGAAGGTTGAGCCAATGACATTGAAGGCCCTATACAGGGAGCGTGTTGAGTCCGGACTTGACATGCCTTCCGACTTCTTTCACTTATTTGTGAAAGATGAAACTAAAATGAAACGTTAAAGGAGAAACATGACAAACGAAACGGGAAACGTGGTAAAAAAAGAATCAAACTTACCTGTCACAGGTATGTTTGAACAAGACGCTTCACAAGGTTTAGAGAACATGGCGCAAGATGATCTTGCTCTTCCGTTCTTAAGAATCTTGGGACAGCTATCGCCGCAAGTAAACAAAAGAGACTCTAAGTATGTAGAAGGTGCCGAACCAGGTATGATCTATAATACTGTGACTCATGAAGTTTATGATGGCGCAAAGGGAATCAATGTAATTCCTTGTTATTACAAGAGAGAGTACATTGAATGGCAAGATAGAGGAGAGGGTTCTGGTGCACCTGTAGCAATACATACTGCTGGTAGTGGCATCATTAACGAGGCAACTCGTGATTCAATCAACAAAGATAGATTGAAGAATGGTAACTATCTTGAAAACACTGCATCGTATTTTGTGATAGTGTCTAAAGACAATGGGGCAGAAACAGCTCTGATCACAATGAAATCGACACAGTTAAAGGTGAGTAAAAATTGGAACTCTATTATGAGTGGTATTAAATTACAAGGTAAGAATGGAATGTTCACACCTCCAATGTGTTCACACTTATACAACTTAAAAACAGTGCCCCAGTCTAACGACAAAGGTAGTTGGTTTGGTTGGTCTGTGTCCAAAATAGGTCCTATACAAGATAAGGCCCTGTACGAGCAAGCAAAAAGCTTTGCAGATAGTATTAAAAAAGGTGCTATTAAAACAAAGCATGGTAAAGAAGAGATTACGGAAGATAAAGTTCCGTATTAATTTTCCCCCTAGGGAAAACGGGGCAGCAATGGGAGACTGGAGCTGCCCCACAAAAAGAAATAGAAATGATTGATAAGTTTAAAAATATATTTGAAGGATTGACTATAGCATATGGTCAATATCAGAAAGGTGATAAAGATGATAACGGAAAACAAAAAGGAAAGGCGTTCATTGTACGTCAGCAAGTTACGAGAGAATTATTTGAGAACCACATCAAAGGTGTTGGAGCTGCGCTCGGAATTATCCCAATTACGGAGAAGAATGATTGTAAGTGGGGTTGCATTGATATTGATGAGTATAATCTTGATCATAAATCTCTTATATCTAATATTCGTAAATTAGATTTACCTCTAATAATATGTAGATCAAAGTCTGGAGGAGCACATGTATTCTTGTTTGCAAAAGAATATGTGTCTGCTTCTCTTATGCAAAGCACTCTCAAAAAAATTTCAAAAGCTTTAGGATATGAAGGTTGTGAGATATTTCCAAAACAAACAGAGATACTTGTGGAGCGTGGGGATACAGGTAATTTCTTAAACTTACCCTACTACAATGAAACAAAAGGATTAAGATATGCGATTAGTGATGACGGTAATGCTTGTTCACTTGAGGAATTTTATAAGTTATATGATCTATATTCTTGCGGACAAGACAGAATTAAACAAATTAAAATTAGAGAAAAAGAAATAGAAGAGGCATTTACTGCTGGTCCACCTTGTTTAAATAAACTAGCAGCAACTGGATTTGGACAAGGATCAAGAAACAATGCCTTGTTTAATATTGCAGTATATTACAAACAAGCCAAGCCGGATAGTTGGGAAGATGAAATTGTTAAAGCAAATGCAGAACACATGGACCCACCTTTGAGTAATGCTGAAGTACAATTACTAATTAAATCAGTAAACAGAAAAGGCTACGACAAATATAGATGCAAAGATGCACCCATCAATGCAGTATGTCAATCAGGTCTTTGTAGAACAAAAAGATTTGGTGTAGGTTTTGGTGAAGAGGAAATGCCTTTGTTGGGTAATCTTACAAAATACACATCTAAACCACCACAATGGTTTCTAGATGTAAATGAAAACAGAATAGAATTAAAATCAGAACAATTATATAGTTCACCTTTGTTTGCACTTGCATGTTTAGATCAAGCAAACTTAGTTGTGCCTGTACCAAAAGCAAAAGATTGGAAACAATATTATTTAAAACCACTACTACAAAACGTACAAGAAATAGAACCATTAGAATCTTTAGATTCAACAAATGTAATATTAGATTTATTACAAGACTGGACAACAAACAGACAATCGGCAAGAACGATTGATGATGTGTTTAATAAACTACCATACACAGATGCTGATAGAGAATTTACATATTTTAGAATGGATGATTTTTATAATTTTTGTAAGCGTAATAACTGGGAACTAGATAAAACTAAAACAGGTAATCTAATAAAACAATTAGATGTATTTGTTGAAGAGTCTAGAGTTAGAGTCAAGAAGCAACAACCAAGGCTTATAAAAATAAAAGCACTTAAACAAATAGAAGCAAGCACGACACAAGTAAAATATGAGGAGGAACATTTTTAATGCTTGGAATTAATTGGAAGTATAGATGGAGCTTACTAAAAGAAAAATTAGATATGGCAGAAGCAAAGATAAAAAGATTGGAGAGAAAAATAAAAAAATATGAAAACAATAATATTAGGTCCACCAGGAACAGGAAAGACAACAACACTGTTAAATTTGGTAGACGAGTTTATACAAAAAGGAGTGCGGCCTAGGCAAATAGGCTACTTCTCTTTTACAAGAAAAGCTGCGAACGAAGCAGCAGAGAGAGCTGCAAAAAAATTTGAACTAGATAAAGATACAGATTTAGAAAATTTTAGAACACTACACTCTTTTGCATTTCAAAAACTAGGTATGACAAGAGAGAAGATGATGTCACCTGCAGATTATAAAGAGTTTGGTAAGAAGTGTAATATACCTATCAAAACAGCAAAGTATTCTAATGAAGATGGCACATTCAACTGTGATAATGAATACTTAACAATAATAGAAACAGCTAGAGTAAAACAAATGGATCTATTGAAATACTATGACTCTAGACAAAACATGTTAGATATAGAAAGAAACACACTATATTTATTATCTGAAGAACTAAAAAGATTTAAAGAAGAGAAAAAGAAAAAAGATTTTACAGATCTTATATTGGATTACATAACAAAAGATATCAAAACAAGCTTTGAAGTATTATTTATAGATGAAGCACAAGACTTGTCTTCTCTACAATGGGACATGGTAAGACAGATGTGGAGTGAGACAGATAAAACATACATAGCAGGTGATGATGACCAGGCTATATTTAAGTGGGCTGGTGCAGATGTAGATCATTTTATATCTTTGAAGAAAGAAGTAGATACAATCAAAATATTAGATGAGTCTTTTAGAATACCAGGTGGACCTATACATGAACTATCACAAAATATAATAAAGAAAGTTGGTAATAGGTTTGATAAGAAATACAAACCTAGGTCAGAGCAAGGTATATTAAGAAGATACTCAGATCTTACACAGGTTGATATGTCTGAAGGACAATGGCTAGCTTTGGCTACAGCAAATTATCTTTTGGAAGATGTACAAGAACTTTGTGAATTAAGAGGTTGGTATTACAAATACAAGAATAGAAACTCAATAGACGTAAAATTACTACTAGCATTACAGAACTGGGAACAATGGAGAAAAGGTTCTGAACTCACACATATAGAAATAAAAAACATCTACGGATATTTAGGCACAAATGTGGCAGATGGATTTAGAGAGGGTAAGTTATTTCATTCAGAAGAAAAATACACACTGAAAGAATGTAAAGAAAAATATGGTTTGCTGACAGACAAGGTCTGGTACGATTCGTTTGAAGGACTTGATACTTTCACAGAAAACTATATAAGGAATATGAGGGCTAATGGAGAGAAGATAAACGTTAATCCTCGAATAATAATGTCAACAATACACGGAGCAAAAGGAGGAGAGGCCAATAAAGTTCTTATTCTACAGGACTTAACTAATTCAGCACTTGAAACATTTCAGAATGATCCCGATGAACTACATCGATTGTTTTATACTGGAACAACAAGAACAAAGAAAGAGTTACACATCGTAGATCCAAAAGACTTTAACAAGGCCTACATATTATGAAAACAGAAGAAGCATTACAAACAGCAAAAGAACTTATCTCTGGACCAAGAGCAAAAACGTATGGAGATAAAGTAGTTAATCACGGTAACATAGCAAAACTTTGGTCAGCATATATTGATAAAGAACTTACGGCACACGACGCAGCTGTAATGTTAGCTTTATTAAAAGTTGCAAGAACAAAGTTTGGTAATCCAACTGAAGATACATACATTGATGCAGCAGCATACATGGCGATAGCCGGTGAGTGTAAATTTGATGGTGAGGGAGAAGATTGGAAAAAAGGTTACACTAACTGGAAGAAGAGTAACAAATGAGAACTACACAACCACCATTATTTTCACCGGAAACCGAATGGGTAATGCCGGACGAACTAAAAGACTTAACTCACTACACAGAGATAGCCGTTGACCTTGAAACGTATGATCCAAACTTAACTGTAAGTGGATCGGGGAGCGTGGTTGGTAACGGACACATTGCTGGTGTAGCGCTGGCCGTGGAAGGTTGGTCAGGATATTTTCCAATAGGACACGAGAATGGTGGCAACATGGATACAACATTAGTATTCAGTTGGCTCAGAGATTTATTCAAAGATGAAAACAAAACATTTATCTTTCACAATGCAATGTATGATGTGTGTTGGTTAAGATCATGCGGCATGCATATTGAAGGCAAGATTGTAGATACAATGATAGCTGCATCATTAATAAATGAAAACAGATTGTCATACAGATTAGACTCATTAGCAAAACAATATGTTGGTAAAGGTAAAGATGAAAAAGTTTTACAAGCCGCAGCAAAAGCGTGGCAAGTAGATCCTAAAAAAGATTTGTGGAAACTACCATCTATGTATGTTGGACAGTATGCAGAGCAAGATGCTGAAGCTACATATAAATTATGGCAAAGATTACAAACAGAATTGTTTGCACAAGAACTTACAGATATATTTAAATTAGAAACTAAATTGTTTCCTTGTCTTGTTGATATGAGATTTAAAGGTGTGCGTGTAGATATAGAGAAAGCACACAACATAAAAGCAAAACTAGTAGCTAGAGAAAAATCTATATTACATAATATAAAGAAACTAACAAATGTAGATGTAGAGATATGGGCAGCAGCTTCTATTGCAAAAGTATTTGATCATTTAAAACTACCTTATGATAGAACAGCAAAGACAAATAAACCTAGCTTTACAAAAAACTTTTTAGCTAATCACCCAAATGAAATAGCGAAAGAGATTGCTAGTGCAAGAGAGATCCATAAAGAAAATACAAAATTCATAGCAAAAATATCAAAACACTCACACAAAAGCAGAATACATGAAAATATAAATAAAATTAAATCTGATGATGG